GCCAGATGGGGAAAACCGAGGTCGTGATGAACCAGATCGGACATTCCATTTCTGAGGCGCCTCGTCGCGTCCTTGTCATGTATCCGACAATCTCGCAGACTGAGAAATGGTCCAAGGAGACGTTGATGGGAGAGCTGGTCAATCCGACGCCGGATCTCGCCACGTTGATCGGCGACGATTCTGGCCGGCGCAAAAGCGGAAACACGATCCTGCATAAGCTTTTCCCTGGTGGATTGGTGAACGCTTTCGGGAGCAATGCGCCAGGTGAGATGCGGAGAGCGAAGGGGAATTTCCTTTTCGCCGACGAGATCGACGCCATCGAATCGACCGAGAGCGACGAAGGCGACCCGCTTGAAATCTTCTGGGTCCGAGGCTCTGAGTATTCCGATACAATCAAGATTGCGGCGTCGTATCCGAGCGTCAAAGGCAAAAGCAAAATCGAGGCGCTGATGCTCCAGAGCGATTGGCGGGTCTGGATCGCGCCCTGCCCCCATTGCGGCAAGGAATTTGTGCTACATCGCCGCCAGCTCCGCTATGATCGAGACACGCCCGAGAACGCGTGGATCGAATGCCCCGAGAGCGAGTGTCGAATCTCTGACGCCGAGCGCATGGAGATGATTCGGAACGGCAGATGGCAGGCCACGCGGCCATTTAACGGCATCGCTGGCTTCCACGGTAGCCGGATGATGTCGCCGCATCCGCCGCAGAAGGGCTTCGCGAGTCACCTCCATTGGGCTGCGGTCGAGGAGCTTAAAATCGAGGCGGCAGACAATCGCGAGAAGGCCAAGCGGGTCTTGATAAATACCTTTGATGCCGAGACCTACCAAGCGCCCGAGGAAGAAAAGCCGGATCCTGTCGGCCTTGCTCAGGAAGCTTACGATTATCTGGAGCGCGTGACAGAAAACCAGCTCAAAAGCCCGGCTGGCGTGCTGGTCGTCACTGGCGGCTGCGACGTTCAAGGCGACCGTCTCGAGTTTGAATTCGTCGGCCACGGTTGCAATGGTCAAACTTGGGGACTCGGCTACCATGTTCTCAGCGGCTCAACCATGGAGCCGGAAGTGTGGCAAAAGCTCGATGCGCTGCTTCAATCTGAGTTCCTGCACCCGTGCGGCAAGGTTCTGCGCGTTGCTTCGGTGTTTATCGACTCGAAATATCGGCAGGCCCAGGTGCTTTCGTTCACAGTTCCACGGCAGGCGCGAGGCGTCTTTGCAATCTTTGGTTCATCCGTACTTGGAAAGCCTATCGTTTCTCCACCGAAGCGGGAGAAGCGGGGGACGTTTCACGAGATCGGCACACACGAATGCAAGAGCATGATCTACCAAAACGCGGCGCTGCGATACGACAAGCGAAGCTCTGAGTTTCCGCACAATTACATGCACTTCCCGAGCGGACATGGCTATACTGTCGAGTATTTCCAGCGGCTTTTGATTGAGGAAGTCACGCTGAAGAAGGGTCAAGACGGCAGCTTCTACGAGTTCTTCGATAAAAAGGACAAGCGCGACCGCAATGAGCCGCTCGACGTTCGCGTTTATAACATCGCCGCTGCGAAAAAACTGGACATTGCCTTCGGGAAAATTGCCAAAAAGTATGCCGAATATGCGGCTAAAAACGAACCAGATCGAGGCAAAGAGCGCGAATATAAGCTGGATTTCGTAGGGGAATAGGCAAAAGCGCCTTGAAATCGGGCTTTGTTTTGTTGATGCATCGACATGGCCTCCCTTCCTTCACGCGCCTTCTGCGGCGAATCTATTGAGTTTTCCGCAACTGTATCGTCAGGCGCTACAGGCTCCGCTCATTTCCGCAGCATCGACACGGGCGAGGTCGTGACCGTTGCTCTGTCAGTCTCAGGGACGACGGCCACCGCGACCTACGCGCCCGAAAAGACAGCCAACCTGCCCGCAGGAATCTACGTCGTTGCACTGACGCTCGAGGTGTCCGGGATTCGGTCTGTCGAGTCTATTGGCAATATCACACTGCAAGCGCCCCCAGATCGCGCCCCTCTGCCGAGTCATGCGCGGAAGATGGTCCGAGCTTTGGAAGCTCACCTAGAAGGCCGAATCAGCGACGACGAGGGCCGAGGGCTGGAAACGTATACCGTGGGCGGCGTGCCGATCACCAAGATTTCCCTAATGGATGCTCGCGAGCTTTTGACCAAATACCGCCGCGACCTCGACACTGAGATCGCCAAGGCTCGCGCAGACGCTGGCCTTTCCAACGGTCGAACCATTTACTCCCGCTTTGAATGAAACCATTACTCTACGGTCCCAATAACAAGCCCATCCGCACGCGTAATTTTGACGCGGCCAAAGGCACTCGATACACCAACGACTGGGTCGCCGGGACAGGCCCAGCGGACAATGCGATCAAGCAGGACGCGAAGTCCTTGCGAGACCGTGCGCGTGATTCTGAGCGCAACGATGGCTATATCGAGGGCGCCTTGATGGCCTTGGAGTCCAACGTGATCGGCCAGCATGGCATCCGAATGAAATCGCTCGCTCGGCGAGCAGATGCGCGGAGTAAAAAGGGGCTTTCCAATAGCGCCGACAATGATGCGCGGTCCAAGGTTGAGATGGCGTGGGAGGACTTTTCTAGGCGTGGGAATTTCGATGTAACGCGGCAGTTTTCGAGGGCGGCTTTCGAGCGTCTCGCGCTCCGGTCTGCGGTTCGCGATGGCGGTTTTTTGACGAGGACCGTCGATGGCTTTCCTAAAAACGAGTTTCGCTTTGCCGCGCAGGGGATCGAGATCGACGCTTTGGATCCGCACCACCGGAATGATGCCGCCCGTATTTACATGGGCGTCGAGTTTGACGAATGGGACGAGCCGGTGAAATACCACCTGCGGAAAATGGACCCGAAAAGCGGCAGGTACACGCGCGAGACGTTTCAAGTGCCGGGAGAGAACATGATCCATACGTTCTTGGCTCGACGCATCAACCAGAGTCAGGGCTATTCTTGGCTCGCCAACGCCCTCCTTCGACTTCGGCATCTTGCGAAGTTTGAAGAGGCCGAGGTCATCGCCGCCCGTATCAGCGCAAACAAGCTAGGCTTTTTCAAGCAGACCGGAGAAGCCCAGTATACCGGCGACGAGGACGACGACGGCAAAGCCATTGCGCCATCTGCACCAGGCACGTTTGAGACGTTGCCCCACGGCGTCGAGGCCCAGATGATTGATCCGGCGCACCCAAACAGCGCCATGCCTGATTTCCGCAAGGCTATATTGCGCGGCGTGTCCCCCGGCATCTACGTCAATTACAACACCTGGGCGCAGGATTTGGAGGGCGTGTCTTATTCCAGCATTAGGCAGGGAGTTCTGTCGGAGCGAGACATCTACAAGATTTTGCATTCGTGGTTCATCGACACTTTTGAGATTCCGCTTTTCGAGCGTTGGCTCCGCATGGCGCTGATGATGGGGAAAATCGAGGGGTATACGCTCCTCGACTTTGACCGCCTCTCTCACGTTGAGTTTTCCGGCAGGACTTGGACTTGGGTTGATCCTGTTGGCGACATCGAGGCCATCGAGCGGGAAATCGCTCTGTCCCTTAACTCTCGCGAACGTGCGGCCAAGGATCGGGGCTTGAGCATCGACAAGATCATCGCCGAGAACGAGGCCGACAATGCCAAGCTGGAGGCGGCAGGGCTTCCGACGACTATTGGCAAGCAGGTTGCGATGCCGGTTTCAGCTCCATAAAGGCCAGCGCCTCAAGGGCTAGCGCCGCTTCTTCGCTGATGCGGACGGCTCCAGTTTCGCGTGCGTTGATGGTCTTGCGCGTCACGCCTAAACGCGAGGCAAGCCCGCCCTGTGTAAGGGCGAGCTTTTCGCGGAGTGTTTTGTATTCGGTGGGGGTCATACTGCTTTAGCAGGCGGCTTTGATGTGGAGTTCCTTGGCGATCTTTTTCAGTTCGGACTCGGTGCGGAAGATCAGCATGAACCAGAAGTCTCCAGTGACCTCGAGGCCATTGGCCTTGATGACGTTCATGATGTCGTGGCGGAGGGCTTGCTTGCGTTGGTTGGTGTTGGTCATGGGCTTAGTGTAACCTAAGGTTACAGACAAGCAAGAGGAAAATGTAACTTTTTTTCTCCCTCAAAACTCGCCCCAGCATTTCCGAGGCACGGAGGAAATGACGCTGAGACAATCCTCCTTTTCCGGCTCTGTCATCTTCGACTTCTTCACGATGGCCGCAATCTCGTCGAAAAGGACATTCTGAGCCGCCATCAGCTCGTCCACGTTGGCAAGTTCCCGTCTCTTCCGCGCGTTGTCCATTTCCAGCCCCTCTGCGCGTGCTGTAGCCTCTCGCGTCCTCGCCTCCTCCAAGGACATTGCCCCTTCACTACGGGCTGGTGGAGGGCGAAGCTGG